CCAGGTAATCAATATCCCTGTCCTAATTGTGAAGGTTACAACCCACAAATATAAGTAGGTAACCATATGTGGGTAGGATGTGCCCAAGCCTGGACTCCCTAAGAAGTATGCCCGAATGGGTTTCAAAAAGGGATGGCGTGCTTTTAAAGCTTCCAAACGCTCTACACAACGAAAGCGCTCTACCAGGACTGGCGGCGTTCGTAAAACAGGCCGTCGGGCATACAAGAATAATCCAAGGAGAAACATGAAGAAAGGAATCCCCCACCCTAGCGTAACCGGTATGGCGTCAGGGCTCGCAATAGCCGCATACCTGAATGCTGGTACAACTACTCAACTTGTAACGGGTACGGGTCTTGGTACTCTTACCACAATGGGTGAGGGTGTGATTAAGGATATTACAGATGGTCAATTAGGCCAGGCATTTAGTACCCTGTCAGGAAACGCAATTAATATGATCAGTTCCGACACAGGACGAAAAACATTAGTTACTGCTGGACTTGTTGCGGCTGCTGGAGCATTCGCAAGGAAGCAGTTTCCAAATCTAAAACTAGGAGGAAGTAAACTCTACTTCAGAATATAAGATGTCAGTAACAACCATAACCCGAACTTACGACAGCACACCGACGGATAAAACCTATTTTTCGCTCACGGATAATATGTCAAGTTCTTCGTTAGGAAATATCCAAACGCCCCAGGGCTCACAGAGGATCTCTAGAATCGATGTAGCCGTTGATGCTGCAGATACAAAAGGCTTTGTCCTGGCATGTCGTTTATTGGGATCAAATATGAGTGAGCAAAATCTCACCCTGGCTGGATCCTGTGGAGATGTTGCAGATGCAGGCGGAACGACTCAATTCAATATGATCCCTACCAACTTCAGTGTTGCAGGTGTCAATAACATTGATCTCCAGGTTGCATTTCAATTCAGTTCAGGCACACCAACGGCTTCAAGCCTTAGTGTGACTCTGTACTTCGAATAGATCTAATGAATGGCTAAGAAGAACGAAGCAAAAACGTTTCTTGGTACTCAGCCTGGTCTTTCCATAGCAGGGGATCACTGCTATGCCTTTTCAGGATCTATACTAAATTCCAGTGCGGGAGGACCAAATAATACGGCTCTCAAGTTTACTACTGGTAATTTTTATGCTGTAACCGATATTAGTTGGGTCTCAAATTCAGCTTCTTCATCTCAAGACGAATACATTCGGATCACAATGAATGGGGTAACCGTATGGGATGGTAGGTTTAACTTTGCAGATATAGCCACTAACGAGCAACCCTTACCATTTTTAATTCCACCACACACGGAATTTGAACTATTATGGGGTATACAGTCCGATGCTAGGAATGTTACAGTAGTCCTTGTAGGCAGAATATATAATGCATGACCCTAGGCCCTTCTAAATCAGTCTCCAGGGCTAAAGACGGTAAGATCTATGGGTGGAGTGGAAGTTATGCCCTTACTTCTTCTGCTGTCACCCTACTAGATTATACGAACCCTTCAGCATTTTACTTAACCAGGGTAACTTTAGGAATTGATTGGAGTTCTATATCTGCTGGAGAAGTTCTAAGCTATACGATCAATGTAGATGACCAGGCCTTATTTGTTGAAAAACTGGTTGTCCTGATTAATAATATTGGGATTCAGCCCAAGATGTTTGAATTCATCATACCGCCCAATAGTACAGTTAAGATCCAGGCGAGTGAGAGCGCTAACAATGGGGCTATTTCGTGTATTCTAACAGGTTATAGAGTATGAAGAAAAAAACCGATTTTGAAGAGCTCATGAAAAACGTGGATTATACCAGGTGGCTCCAGGCGTTGATTCCAGTAATGCAGCCTATCATAATCTTTGGTGCCTGGTTAGGTTTCTCGATGATTGATAAGAAAGCCAGTATCGTTTCCAAAATAATAGCTATAGCGGAACCAATACCTACAATCGATCTGAATGTGCCTAAACCTGTTGTCCTGGCATCGCTTTACCATTCAACAGATATCGCTTTAGAAATTTTAGCGGATGTTATAAAATTTTTAAAAGATATTGAAATACCTTCAGCAGAGGAAATAGTGGAAGAGGTTAAAGAAGAGGTAGAAGATGTGATTGTTGACGTTGTCGATGATATATTAGAACCCACCTCTCCAGAATTTCAAACAGCATTGGCAAAGTGTGTAATCAACGCAAAAGATAGCCTCCCTTTTGGTACTTACTATATTCTAGGTCCGGCTTGGATTTTATCTTGTATGACTCAAAAAGGATTCAAAGTATCACTAAAATATATTAAGGATAAACTGTTCGGATGACTGATGCTGCGTTTTATCTTTTTGCATTAATTTCGTTTGTAATATATTTTATAATTTACACTTATTATGTTCCGTTGAAAACTCAACAAAAAATAGAGTCCTGGTTAAAGAGTTCTGAATCTGACGAAACTTTGCTTATGTCTCTGGATGTGATCACTAAAAAAATCAGAGAACAGATGTTAATTGATTTTGAAGAATTTATGCTTCCACAAGCGAGAGAGAGTCTGCAAAAGTTTTGGGCTGGAGCAATGGGAAATGCTGCGAAAGAACTGAAAGGTTCTGAAGAAGGTTCTAATCTTTCGCTTTTGCATAATATCACTCAGGACCTATCTGGGCAGCCCTGGTATGTGCAAGCCCTGGCATCTAAAATGTTGCCGATGATCACTGAAGCAGTCAAAACGCAACCAAAACGCACTAGTGACGCAATACTAGGTATGGGATTACAGAAATAAGCAACTAAAAGCCTTAGAAACTCAGAATACCCCCTATTTCACACTCAAAAAAACAAAAGATTAGTATATTATATATATTATTTAGTTAATTAATTAGTATAGTAGTAGGTACGCCGTCTTATTTTGGGTTAAAAAAACCGAGTAGTATAAATATTACTTTCTATAATCGATTTTATCGAAAGGTTTTCAGTGATTGGGGGGTATTCTTTTAGTATTTGAATTAATATATCAATTAATTAATACCCCAATCTCCAATGGGGTTATGTGAGTGACAAAAAACCGGTTGGCCGTCCGGAAAAAACGGATAGTGAAGGAAACACAATTATCACAAAAGTGGTTGGCGTGAATGCTCCAATTAAATTGTTGGAGTTCCTGAAAAGTAACGGAGTAAATAGATCTGAACTATTCACTAAGGTTTGCTCTGATTATTATTTTGGTGTGATATGTCCCCTATGCTATGCTAAGTTAGAGACCACTATTGTAGGGGCACATTGCCCAGATTGTCAATCCCTCCATTATGAACGCACCAGGGAAAGCAAAACGTTTTGGCGTAGCTTTAACAACTGTCCAGATTGTAATGAGCCTTATTCATATGAAAATATGTTCGCACAGACTAAGCAGGGTTTAGATGGATGCCAGGCATGTGGTGTAGTATGAATAATTATCAAAAGGAAGCTATTCTAAGGTGTAAAAGATGTAAACATGAATGGCAGATCTACTATGTGCCAGGTAATCAATATCCCTGTCCTAATTGTGAAGGTTACAACCCACAAATATAAGTAGGTAACCATATGTGGGTAGGATGTGCCCAAGCCTGGACTCCCTAAGAAGTATGCCCGAATGGGTTTCAAAAAGGGATGGCGTGCTTT